GTAACCGCTCGAATCATAGGTTGCAGGTGCAGACGATGTGACCCTGAGGGTTGAGCCTGCGGAGGTTGCGACAGTCATGGTTTTCTCCAGTTAAAAAGCCCCAACGGGGTCACTCGTAGTACATCAACATGTAATCGGCTGGCTGAGTCCAGACACCAATATCATTGTCTCGGTCTACAGAACCGATATTGTCTAAGCGGCAGCTCACAATAAGATGCCCCAAAACAGTATCATTATGCTTGAAATCGAGCAGAGTCCGCAATGCAGCAAGTATTTGCTTAACTGTAGCAATGTCTTTTGCAAGCGGATTGAATTGGATTCTAGCGCGAGCCATTTGATCGGCTGTTTGATAAGCCAGCACTGGGTCAGGCGTTGTTTCAATGACCGTGTAGACCAAAGCAGGATAGCTTGTATTCTTTGGAAGCTGCACGAGCGCATTGCGCGTACCGATCAGCGCAGTAATCGACGCGTCTTTTAGCAGCTCTGCAACAATCAGTTCCGCACTCATCTTAGCTTTGCAACCTCGATCGGCAACCTGTTTTCAACGTACACCCTAAAAGCATCCATAGCTTCCTTTTGCTTGCGGTCGAATGCTTTACGCATAAAAAACGTGGGCTTGATGCCTGGATGAATCACCGCGTTGCGAATAACAAATCCACCAGGCGTATTGAATTTTAGCCTCTTCGCAACCGTGTTCGCCGTTTTCCTCCTGCCAATCGTCGCCTTCGGGATGCGATAGGGCTGACGCTTACTTCGACCGCTTCCAGCGTAATAGCTGGCTGTCCCGAATTCGAGCATGTGAGCGTAAAAAGCACCGCCTTTATTGCGATCGATTCTGACGTATCCGTATGCCTTGCCACGACGAACGTCTGACTCCGATTTGATGCTCCTGCGAAGAAAACCGGAATCTTTAGGGACATTAGCCCTTGCCTCATCTCTAAATACAGCAGCGCCAGCTCGCAAAGCACCGCGAGTGATGTTGCGTTCGATCCTCACTGGTAGTTCTTGCAAGGCTGCGTAGAGCTCAGCAAGACCAGTAACTTCAAATTCCCGTTCCACTCTCAATCCAATTTAGGTGCTTCTAACTTAATAATAGCCATTACATCACCTGAGATGTTGTTAGATTCACAATCTGATCTGTAGCAAACGATTCAACTTGCAGAGGCTGAACAACCTCCACAACTTCCACATTACCCCAGGCACTCTCAACCCAAGTCTTGCCTTCGTGCTGCCAGTTCCACTGATAGCCTGCCCTGTCTACTGGCTTAGGGTCACGTATCAGCCATTCCCAGTTTAGCCATACCAACTCTTTGCCATCAGGCACATCTGTCGGAGGCGAAGGAGCCTGTTGCCAGCCTTCAGACCCATCTGTTTCAGTGCTTGGGATAGACCCGTTCTTTGTCCAGTATTGCATGGTCTAGTCCTATAACGTGGGAAACGCTGCTGTTGGCGGTGTAAAGTTGGCTGTGTAGCGAGCGTAATTAGTTATTCGCACATCTTGAACGTATGCGTTAGCTGCGCTGCCTCCAGTCCTGTCAGCACCTATATACATGGAATTGGTTTGGTTGAAGTCTGTACTTACCGTACCAGTGCCGTCATTTGAACCACCAATGTATATCTTTGTTTGATTGGTGCTTGTACCTTCTCTGACTACAGCAATGTGCGTCCAGGTTGTAGCAGATACCGTACCCGATGAAGTGATTGTGCTTGAACCGTAAGTAAAGACAACCTGATTGCTGCTGTTGAGCGAGACAAGCCACCCTGTTGTACCAGTGCCTTTACCAGCAAGACCATAAGTTCCAGAAGAGTTTCGGTACACCCACATTTCAATAGTAAAGTTACCTGTACCAATTCTTTGTGGTGGTTGATCTGGTATTAGCAACCAATCACCAGTGCCGTCAAAACTAATACTACTCCCACCCCACTTGCTCTGTGTCGTACTTATCTGAGCATTCCCCACCGTCTCCAAGTCATTCTTACTTGTAGCATCGTAGATACCGGCGTTGGTGAAGTTGAGTAGTAGGGATGTATTAGTGATGGCGGTGAGTGGTGCGGTTGGTGGGGTGAAATTGCTGGTATAAACGGCGGTGCCGTTAACAATTCTTATATTTGAAAGGTAACCAAACCAATATGTTGCCTGAATTGGGTTATAGCCAATTTGTAAGAAATTTTGATTTATTGAAATAGTTCCTGATAAAGGAGTAGCTTGGCTTACTCCATTTAAGTATTGCGTAAATGTGTTTGAATTTCTTGTATAAGCAAAATGATACCAAGTATTTGGTTTAATAACCTCAGAAGATAAAATAGCCCCAGGAGCATTTGTTCCCCCTACAAACGTACTTAAATAGCCTGTATTAGTAATGGCTATTGCTAATCTACCTTGAGCACTGCCGTCTGTTGGACTGTTTTGATAAATAATTTCTTGTCTAGTCCCGATAGCATTAGTCAGATAAAACCATCCTTCAATCGTAAAATCACCTGTAGCTGCAACCACGGGGGTTGAAAGACTCAAATAATCCCCACTACCATCAAAATACCCACTCCCACCATAAGTCGCAGCACTCCAGCTTGCAGTGGGGTTGAATGGGGAGAAGGCTTGGACGGATGTTCCTGTGCCTACAGTTGGAACAAAAGCATTCGCTGTGACATCTACAAATCGGTTTGTTTGGCAAGTAAGCAAAGATGTTTGCGTACCTGTAATTGCCGAAATATTTGTTCCCGACGACTGGGTTATCGCTAATGGTGTGGACGGTACAGTAAAATTACCCGTATAAACAGCTACGCCTTTAACGACTCTGACGTTGCTCATGTAAGACAGGACATTGTCATTGGTAGCCAACCTACCAATTCTTAAAGGCTCGGCATCAGCCCAAGTACCAGCTCCGTAAGTCCCAGTCGTTGCGTCCTGCACACCGTTAATGTAAAAGTACAGGGTTGTGCCGTTCCATACAACAGCAACATGGTTCCATTGATTGGGTGTTAACGACGAAGTTGAAGTTACAACTGTCTGGCCTGTTACTAAGAACTTTAAGGTGTTTGCACCTGAGCCACAATAGATTTGATAAGAAGAAGTAAATCCCCCACTCGCTTGCCTTCTTGTAATCCAATTTCTGTCTCTAGCGGGGGCATTCTCAGTTGGATAAGCCCAAAACTCAATTGTCCAGCTAACACCGGAAAGATTAAAAGCGGCATTAGAGGCAAAACTAAGCTCAGAAGTATTTGCCGAAAAATAATTCCCCCACCCCGTCTGTGAGAACGGGCTAAACGTACCCTGTGTCGTGTTTCCGTTGCGGGTGATGGTGAAGTTATTGGTAGAACCGTCTAAGAACGTATTGTTCTGTGCGCCATTCGTACCGTTGCCAGGAAGCAGTAGCGTGGTGTATTCAAAGTACTGATCGCTTGATGGCGCAGCACTACCTGCAAACGCCGCAGCAATTGCCGCTGTAAGTGCGCCAGCCATCAGGTTACCCCCGATCCAGAAACATACCAAGTATCTGTTGCAACCTTTAACAATGTAGCCATACCTTTTGTCGCCACCGTCCTGTTACCTGTTGCACCGTTTGCTAGCTGAAACGTCACGCCGGCACCAGAGATCGTCAGGTTTCCAGAGTTGTTGTTGACAACAAGAATCGTGGTGCCAACATCTATCGGCGTTGTTGCATTTGTGTTGACTGTAAGCGTCGCAGTTGAACCGCCCGTGATGTAAATATGTTTGCCAGCGTCGCTTGCGGCTACCGTTGTATTGGTGCTTTGCGGCGCTCCAATGTAACCAACCTTATTAGTGCCATCGACTGTACAGTTGCTCAAATTGCCGGATGTTGGCGTGCCAAGCACAGGCGTTACAAATGTTGGTGTGTTTGCAAAAACAAGCGCACCTGTGCCGGTTTCATCGCTAACAGCAGCAGCTAAATTAGCTGATGATGGACTCCCTAGCCATGTTGCTATGCCAGACCCAAAGGATGTGATGCCAGTGCCGCCGTTTGCAACAGCCAAAGTTCCAGCAAGCGTAATGGTTCCAGATGATGTTATTGG